GATAAAATCTTTTGCAGTAGTATCATTTTCTTTTAAGAAAACAACACCTGGATCTAATTGATAATCAGTTCTAGTTTTTGTAGGTTCAGTAACATAGTAGTCTTTAGCATTAACACCATATCCAAATCTACTACCTATATATCCTTGTATCTTTTGAGTATTTGGTTGAGCAACCAGTTGGTCTAATGTAGCAGCCAAAAATTGACTGTTGGAAGCTGTTTTAAATATCTCTGGAAGAAAATTTAATGTTCTAATTCTTGTGGCCATTTTTAAATCTTTATATAGTACTTATGCTATTTGTAATTCGGCGGGTGTAAGAGCAGCTATCACAAGCACATCACTTGAGGTTGCTGCGTTTACAAATATTTCATACGGTAAACATTTAATTTCATATAAATCCCCAAATGCCATTGTGGGATCATTGGGCACTAACACACAAGAACTTACTAGTTCTCCTATTTCAGCATGAATATAAGCACTTAACTCACTGAAATAAAACGTATCTCCAAAATTCCAATTATTAATATTAAAGTAGGTATTCATGGTTGACAAGACCAAGCTGCGAATCTCACTATCACTTGCATTTGTTTTAGAATTTTTAATAACTTTAATAGTGCCCCTTAAAGCGGCTGCGGCTTTAGGACCAAATAAAGGTTTAAAAACTACACTGTTTAATATGGCACTATCGGTTAACATTTTGTAATCTTGTATCTGACTATATGCAGTTGTTAACTCACTTATACTTGGACGAGTTGGCATTGGTACGGTATCGGTAACATCTTGTATCCAATTTTGATATGCAGTATAATATGCTTGATTTACCACATATAAGTCAATGATGTTAGTTGTAGCCGGGTCTATGCGTGTGGTATTATTACTATTGTGACGATATTGAAATTGTAATCCTTGTCGCCCTGATTTTCTGCTATATTGTGGTTGTGCCACTAAATTATAAAATGGAATCAAAACAGTTGGGTCTTGTACAGTAATAAAAAATATGTTATCTGAATAGGCATAGAATAGTTGACCTTCCGGGTATTCATATTTTACAATTTCAATTTGTGATTGAGTTGAATATTGATATATTACTTGAGTAGAAAAAATTAACTGCTTACGTGATAAATTGATAGCATCTTGTATTTCTTCAAAAAATACATATATGCCAATATTAGTATTACCAGTTACATATCCCGTGATTTGGTTAAAGAAGTCTGGGTTATCTATGAGTGTTCTATCATTCACATTAATACTAGCAACTTCTACTTCAAAATCATCTATGTACCCGTCACTTTGAACAGTTTGTCCAATGATGCTAGCAGTAACTGGTTGACTTAAAGGATAATTACTACTAGGCTGTGTGTTTGTTGCTAACACTTTAACAAAGTCTTGTAATATAATACCAGAGAAAGGATCAAATACTAATTTACCTGCTTCAAACGTAAATCTAGTATCAGCGACACTACCAAAATAATATGCTAGTGAACGATATGTTACTGTGTATCTGTTGTACCCAACACTTTGAAAATTAACAAAATAAGAACTAGTATTATATGGTTCTACACTCCAACGTGTTTGAGCAATAGTTAAACTATTATTGAAAACTAATGAGAAGTTTTGTTGTAAATCTAATCTAATAGTACATTCATCAGTAACTGACTTTGGTAAAGTATTACTAAAGGTAGGGATAACGGTAGTCATAATTGCATCAGACGGCACAAATCCATTTAATGTTATTGGTCCGGTTCCGTTAGCAAACTGTCCTATTCCATTATTATATCCGTCACCTATTACATTTAATACAGTAGTCCAAATGTATGTTACATCTGATGGGCTTGCGATTCCGCGGACTAACCTATTATTGTTGTCAAAGTAATATCCTGAGGGTGCAATAAATTTTAACAATGCACCTTTTGTAATATATTTTGTATTATTTGTTGAGTAAATACCAACTGATATGGGTGTGTCCACTGAATTTATTATGCTATAAAAATAACCAGTATTACTGTTAGCATCAACTGTGCTAGTTTGCCAATACACTGCACTGGTAGAGGGATCACTAACTAATGTAAGATCAGTGGTTGATCCAATAGCATATCTAGAATAATTTTGAATATAATATTGTAGTGACCTATTATCCGACAAGATAGCAGCCAAAGTGCCAGTTAAGAAAGTGGTAATATCACTAAGGCTGTTTATAGTTAATAAAGCATTTCCAATAGTATCATCTAACCAAACTCCACCATCATTTGAATAACTATTAGTGCTACTATACTTACCTGTAGGATCAAGTAAATCTAAGTTTTTACTTACACCTACACTACTACGATTAATTGCTTTACTCTTTATAATTGAACTGTATAGTGTGTAAGGAAAATTATTATAATCTTGCCCATTGACCATACGATTTTGTGTATAGTAGCGGCTTGGTGCACGTTGTTTAATGTCAGCAAGTGATTCCCGAACCTGAGCAGTTGTTACAGGCAATGGTAAAGATAAACCAATTGTCATTGTCTCAACTCTACCCACTCTACTTACATAGCTAATTGAAATGCTAAGTCCTTGTATTTCAGTAGGTTGAACAGTATAAGTCAATGCATTACCCGCACGAACATATGCTCTAAAGTTTCCTACTGGAATCTCACTGAACACACCATCACCAAATATATAACTTACTTGGTCATTAAATCTGCTATTAACTGAGTAAATTTCTCTTTCGCTATTCTCAGTTTGTAAATAAGCATCAGCATAAATGTTATCAACTTTGTTCCATAATCCAAATGCACCGTTAGCTTGACTTATTTGATACAACCAAATATCAGTATTATTGACCCCTTGAATATTACCAATATCAATTACTTGGTTTGATATTTGATTTTGCAATGTGAAATCAAAATTAGTTAATGATCCTTGTTTGAAATAGAAGAAAAAGCCGGTGTTTGGACTACCATAACCTAATTTGTCATTGCGATATAACATATTAAATCTGTTTGTAGGTGCAGGTGGTAATTCATAAACATAATCTTCACCTACTGTACTCACACTGCACAATTCAAAATTCATGTTTATTCCACTAACCGTAGCATTAAATGGTATTACAGGTAAGCTGCCTGCCGGTATTTGTAAAGTATATTCGTCGGTTTTTACACCAAGAATTTGTGCCGTGTTTGCAGGTAATCCAACTCGTTGTGTGTTAACCAAAGATGCATTAATAATGGTATTAAACTGTTCTAACCAACTGGCGTTTGCAGGGTCATTCCAAAGTATAGGTACATTACTTAAATTAAATCCATTCAAATCAGTAATATTTTGAGTGGTTCGAATATTAGTTACTTTTAAATAACCACGTGCTTCTATATTACGCTTGGGAGTATAGCTTACAAGATTTGCTAATTTAATAACACTATCTCTACGTTCAGCAGTATCAATAAAGTTTTCACGAGTATTTAAATCATTGCGGAATGCAAGACCCTGTCCCATAAACGCCATAACGTCAAGCAATGCAATAAATTCAGAACTTTCAATATAATCATTGAATGTTTCAGGATAATATGCACGTAAATAATCTATGAAACTTTTACGCAAGGTTTCATAGTCAAAGCTACGAAAATCAGCTTGGTTGAAAGTTTGGTATATTGCTTTCCAGTCGTTTACACCGAATATTGCACTTTTACGACTGCTGGTTGCCATTATAGTATTCCTATCTTTTTAAATATAGTGTAATTTTCAAAATGATATATTTTCATATTGTTTTTTTCTTCCGTTAGTTTATATTCAAACATAGTTTTATTCTATTTTAAGTATTTATCATACCTGATAACAGGCGTTTTTAAGGAATTATTGTAAAATAGCTATATTGGTAGCACTATTAAAGAATACACTTAGTTCTAGTGCTTGATTAAACGGAGATACTGCTATTTCAACTTCTAACAATATCCCGTTTTCATGAGGATATGCACGAACTGTGTTAAGAATTAATCTAGGATCAAAATTTGCTACTCTGCGTATCTCATTTTCTAATTGAAATTGAACATCTGTGGTGTTTGGTTCAAAAATAAATGACCACAATGTGGTTCCGTACCCCGGTTGCCCTACTTTTTCTCCTTGCCGAATGTTAAGAGAATTTACAAAATCTTGTATTACCAATGGGGTATCAACTAATCCAAATTGACTTCCTACATTATATGGTTTTACTGGTGATCCTGTGCCGGCTGCCGGTCCGGTGGGAAGATTCGTAGAACGGGGCGTATAAGCGTTTTGAGTGCTAAATCCAATATATGAAGGCATGATGTATTTATGCTGATAAAATAGTTGATCTTGACGGCGGTGGTTGACCGGTAGTTAGTGTATAC